GCATTAAGCGTCTATACAGCAAGGAGCCCTCCCTTGAGCTATTGGATGGACTTAGTGTTATATCCCATCGCATCTCTATTCTTAAGGGTTTTCTATCAAATGTAGACGAGGAAGGTTATGTACAAGCACAAATACAAGGCCTTACTAATACGCTTAGGTGGAAGCATAAAGTCTGTGTTAACCTCCCCGGTATTGATAAGCCTTATGGTGTAGATATACGAGGGTGTTTGATATGTCCTGAGGGCTATGTTCTCATAGGTAGTGATATGTCATCGTTAGAAGACCGCACTAAACAACACTATATGTATCCACATGACCCAGATTACGTAAGAGACATGACTACTGACGACTTTGATCCACACTTAGACTTAGCTGTATCTGCTGGTGCCTTGACAGGAGCCCAAGCAGCAGCACATAAGGCAGGAGATGAGGATTGGGGAGTAGTTAGGCATACGTATAAGCAAGCTAACTACAGTTGTGTCTATGGTGCAGGTGGGCCTACAGTTGCTCGTGCTGCTGGTATTCCTGAGCGGGAGGGTAGTAAGATCGTAGAGGCCTATCGTAAACGTAATTGGTCTGTTGGAGCTATAGCAGAGGAACAAATAACTAAAACATGCAGGAGACAGAAATGGCTGTACAACCCAGTTAGTAAGCTATGGTATAGTTTGAGAGCAGAGAAGGACAGGTTTAGTACGCTTAACCAAGGCACAGGAGTATGGTGCTTTGACACGTGGACTAAGCATGTTAGGAGCAAGGGCTTGCCCCTTATAGGCCAGTTCCATGATGAAATAGTTGGACTACTCAAGATAGAGCATAAGGAGAGAGCTAAGAAAGTGTTACGTTGGGCTATTGATGAGACCAACAAGGAATTAAAGCTTAATAGAGAGCTTGACGTAGATATACAATTTGGTATAGACTACTCGCAAATACATTAATGTCAAAACGCAGTAATTACGCTGCAAAATTATATGAGAGAAAATAGAAATGGCTTTAAATGCAAGAAAAGTAGCAAGCACTGGTGGTAGTAATGGCCCTTCACAAGATCCAATTGAAGTGGGCTCCTATCCATGTCGTATCGTACAGATCATTGACTGTGGCTTACAGCCTCAACGAGCCTTCCAAGGCAAGGAGAAACCACCAGCGTATGAGATTATGATGACGTATGAATTCACAGACGAGTTCTGCTTAGATGATGATGATGAAGAAGACACTAGTAAGCCTCGTTGGTTGTCTGAGACGTTCCCTTTCCACTCACTAGAGATGGACTTGGCTAAGTCTACTAAGCGTTACAAGGCTCTAGACCCTAAGGAAGTACATGAAGGAGACTTCACTGCTCTGATTGATATGCCTTGTACTGTTACTGTTGTACAGAATGAAGGTAAGGGTAAGAACACTGGGAAGGTGTATAATAATATATCAGCTGTATCAGCTATGCGTAGTAAGGATGCTGCTAAAGTAGTGGAGTTGGTTAACAAGCCTAAGGTGTTGGTGCTAGATAATCCAGACATGGAAGTGTTTAAGAGCCTCCCTCAGTGGCTACAGGACAAGCTTAAGGATAATCTAGAGTATGGTGGCAGTGAGCTAGAGAAAGCTCTTACAGGGGCTCCTAGTGACTCTAAGAAGAAGCCTAAGGCTAAGGTAGAGTCTGTTGATGACCTTGATGCTGATGACTGGGTGTAGTATGGGAGACTTTGGGTTCTGGGTGTTCTGTATGTTCGCCCTGTTTCTTATTGCTGAATACCTATTCAGCTTAGTTAAAGATGACTGTAAACCAATTGTAGAGGTAGTGGATGAGCAAGATTAAAACAGGAAACCCAGTAATACTAACAAGTATTAAGGGGCTACATGAAGACTCAGGACTATATGTAGACCAGAAAGGCTGGGCTAATAGTGTAGCTAACGTGGAGGGGGTAGAGTATGTGTTCTTCCTCCCTGAGGGGCAGAAGGAGATGTTTGTTATGAGTAGTAATAGACTGAAGGTAGATGAGGAGGCCTTAGCTGCTGGTGCTGATCTTAACCAAGACACGCTAGGGAAGGAGAGCTAGTGCGTTGCTACATTGACGCTGACATTCTTGTGTATGAGTTAGCGTTCAGTGGTCAGTATAAGGACAATACTACTGGTGACACTATCATCAGGGACTTTGACTTTGTAGCTGACCTACTAGACCAGAAGATTAGGGAGATAGAGGGGGAGTGCTGGGCTAATGAACCCAGCCTTCTCTTCCTCACTAATGACTCTACGCTTAACAAGCAGGTTAATAGGCTAAGGAAGATAGAGGGGCTTGAGCCTCAAGAATATAAGCCTAACTTCCGTATAGACATAGCTAAGGCTAAGCCTTACAAGGGCACGAGGAAGCAAGACAAACCCTTCCATCGTGATAATATTAGAGCCTACATGTTAGCTAACTACGATTGTGTAGTGGCTAATGGTATGGAGGCAGATGACCTACTGTGTGTATATCAACAGAAGGCTGAGCCTCTAACCACCATCATCTGTACTAGAGATAAGGACTTGAGGATGATGGAGGGCATGCACTTCGGGTGGCCTTGTGGTAATCAACCACAGTTTGGGCCTAAGCAAGTAGACAAGCTAGGAGAACTAACGTATGTCAACAACAAGCTCAAAGGAACGGGTAGTAAATTTTTCTACAGCCAGCTTATCACAGGAGACAGCTGCGATAATATTTCCGGTTTACCTAGAGGTGGGCCAGCTCTCGCATTCAAGCTACTTGAAGGTAAGTCAAGTGAGAGTGATATGTACACCACCGTTGCCGAAAGGTACAGAGATAAGTTTGGAGATGATTGGAGAACCCAGATGAAAGAACAAGCAGACTTACTGTGGATGGTGAGAGAGCTAGATGATGAAGGAGAACCTATACTATGGGAGATGCCCAACACATAATATCTAACCAAGCTCAGTGCAGGAAATGTGGAGACGTTATATTCAGCTCTCATGTACATGACTATGTTGAGTGTAGCTGCGGGGAGGTTATGGTAGATGGAGGTAATGACTACTTGAGACGTAGCGTTGGCCCCAACTTCATAGACATGTCCCTTACTATGAATGAGGAGGACTTCAAGGCTATCCTAGACTACACTAAGGAGATGTATAAGAGTAGGAATGAGCTTGGCATATTGTATGGTGTGTTCAGAGCTATACGTGACCAAGGTTATAAATTAGTTAAGGAGGAGATAGATGGAGACAAGTGATCATGAGTATTTATTGGAGGCAGAGGATGAGCTGTATGGCCCGACCTAGTATAAACAAGCCAAGGTATGAGACAAGGGTGGACAGCAGGGGCATCAAGCACACTGTCTACATAGCAGGAGACCCAGACTGGAGGGCCAAGGAGGTGGAAGAACTTAAGCAGCACCGCCTAGATAACTATACGAGAGAAGAGTTTATCAAGGAGGGGTTTCAATGAGTAGGCCATCAGGAGAGAAGACACGTTGTGGAGGACGTTGGACAGAAGCTAAGTTTAAGAGCTTCGTAAAGAATCAACTACGGCAAGCCACTAGAAAGTGGGGGCCAATAGGAGACTGCCTAAGTAATGCTAGGGTGAAGAGGGGGTTCTATGAATGTGCTTGCTGCAAGGAGCATGTGCCTAACACAACAAAGGCGGGAGGAAAGAGGACTAAGAATGTATTTGTAGATCACATTAGTCCGATAGTCCCTGTCACTGGATGGATCAGTTGGGACTCTTGTGTTGAGCGTATGTTTGCAGAACTAGATAATTTACAACTACTGTGTCACAAGTGTCACTCAGCTAAGACGCTGGCTGAGACTGCTGAACGTAAGGTATACAGAGCAGCTGCTAAAGCTAAGGAGAAGAAATGATTAACCCTTGTAAGGAACTGTTAGAAGAGAAAACTGTATACCGTATACTTGACAAAGAGACTAACTCTTTTGTTGGCGTGTACTCAAGGGCAGCTCGTGATGAGATCGACTTTGGCACTGAGTCACAAGCTAGACGGGCCAACTGCCACGGCGTGTTTGAAGACACAGATAGGTATGATGTAGTCAAGTTAACTAGGTTCTATGTGAAGGAGAAATATATAAATGAATCAGTATAAGGGCGCAAGCTTGTTCAATGACGTTAAGAACCCGCAGCTACAAGCATGGAACAGGTTACAAGTAGCTAACAACCTAGTACAAGACGGGAGGAAAGCTGACAGTGAGAACTACC